ATTAGACTTTGGTGATTTAACCGTAGCCAGACCTAAGTTAGCCGCAGTATCCAACGGAACTAGAGGTGTATTTGGTGGTGGAGACCCTAGTGGAACTACACTTGACTACATAACTATAGCAACCACTGGTAATGCTATAGACTTTGGAGATTTAACTGCTGCTAGACCATCTCCTAATGCTTGTTCTGATAGAACCACTGGTCTATTTGGAGGTGGAGATAGTTACAAAGATACAATAGACTATATAACTATACAGACCACAGGCAACGCTACAGACTTTGGTAACTTAACGGTTGGTCGTTCTGACCCTGCTGCTGTATCAGATACTACTAAAGCAGTCTGGGCTGGGGGGCATAGTTCAGATTATACTAATATTATTGATTATGTAACTATATCAACACTAGGAAACGCTACAGATTTTGGAGACTTGGTAGAAAGTAAGCGTATGAGTGGTGGACTATCAGGAGATTAATATGAAAAGTAACGCAATAAAGAAAGACGATAATGTATCTAGCTTGAGTGAGTACAAAGGTTTCCAAGCATTACAGAAAGCAGATGGCAGGACATCAAGATTAACAAAGGAGAAATTATGATTATTTTAGAATACAAATTAGACGCATCACCAGAAGGTATGAGATGCCCACCTTGGATTGATGATGGTGGTTACTGGTCTAACACAGACTTCACTATGGTAGGTGTCACTAGAGATACTCCTGAGTTTCATATCCCAGCAACAGTAGTTAGATTAACACCTCAACAACTAGAAGATAGGCAAGTAGTTATTCATACTGCTAACCCTATGATGAAGTTCACAGATGAACCTTCAGATACACCTGTTGAGATGACTGAGGCAGAAGTAAGAACTGCTATTCAGGATTGGGTTGCGAGTAAAGCATAAGGTCTAATGAATGGAATCTTGGATTGTAGACTATAAATAATAATTTATAAATAGTTCTATACACTAATTCGGAACTATGGCATGGCAAATCCAACCACTCGAGAAGAACTTAAAAAATATTGTCTGAGACGTTTAGGTTCTCCAGTAATAGAAATTAATGTTGATGAAGACCAGATACAAGATCGTATCGATGATGCACTTGCATTCTATCACGACTATCACTATGATGGTACTGAAAGAACATTCTTAAAGCATAAACTAACTGCTACTGATATCACTAATGAGTATATCGCAATCCCCACTACTGTTAATAGTATTATTGATATATTCCCTTTGGGAAACAATACAAGTTCTAATAACATATTCAATGCTAAGTACCAAATCACACTAAACGATATTCAAAACTGGACTGGTTATCAGTTTGCTAATTTTGTTATGTCAATGGAACGTATTGCTTTGATGCAAGAGTTACTTGTAGGCAGACAACGTTACAGGTTTAGTCGTCATACAGATAAATTATATTTAGATACTGATTGGTCAAGTTTAATTGCTGGTGAGTATGTTATTATCGAATGTTATAAAGCAATGGATCCTGAAACTTATTCACAAGTTTACGGTGATTGGTGGTTAAGACGTTATACTACTGCATTAATTAAAAAACAATGGGGTCAAAACCTTTCTAAGTTTGAAGGTATGCAACTTCCAGGTGGAGTTACCTTTAACGGACAACAAATACTTGCAGATGCTAATGAAGAAATTGCTAAACTTGAAGAAGAAGTAATTTCCAATCAAGGTGGTTTAGTATTTGACTTGACTGGTTAGTATGGCAACGACTAACTTATACTTCAACAACTACGGAAACTTTCAAGAGCAATCTATGATTGAGGATCTTGTCATAGAGAGCATTAAGATCTATGGTATTGAGTGTTTCTATTTACCTAGAACTATGGTTTCTGATGATAACCTATTCGGTGAAGATGAGTTATCTAAATTTGACAATGCATATCCTTTAGAAATGTATATCAAATCATCAGATGGATTTGAGGGTGATGGGGATTTCCTTTCTAAATTTGGTTTAGAAATTAGAGATGAAATGGTGTTCACTATTTCGCAGAGGCGATTTGGTGAGGAAGTCGCCATAGAGGACACTACGGAAGACTCTGGTCGTCCTGCCGAAGGCGATCTAGTATATTTCCCTCTTAACGGTAAGATATTCGAGGTTAAGTTCGTTGAGCACGAAGCCATCTTCTATCAAATGGGTGGGTTACAAACCTATGATTTACGTTGTGAATTGTTTGAATATAGTCATGAAATTATTGATACTGGTATTGCTAGTATTGATGTAATTGAAGATACATATTCTGGTGATATGAAATTCTTCGAATTACTTGACGAAGCAGGCAATACACTTACATTTGAAAGTGGTGATGCAATTATTCAAGATGGGTTCCGTGTTGAAACTGCAGATAAATCTGCTAACAACGAATTCTTCCAAACTTCATCAGCAGACTTTATAGATTTTTCAGAGAGCAATCCGTTCTCTGAAGGAATAGGTTGGTAACATATGTTCGGACATTCATACTATCATAGTGCTATAAGAAAACATATTATCATGTTCGGTAATATGTTTAATGACATAGACGTGCAAAGATTCAATAAATCAGGAACAGCAGTACAAACTATTCGTGTTCCGATTGCTTATGGACCAAAAGAAAAGTTTCTTGTACGTTTAAGAGAAGACGCAAACCTTAATAAAAAGGTGGCGATTACTTTGCCTAGACTTTCATTTGAAGTTACAGATATGGTGTATGCTCCAGATAGAACGTTAAACAAGATGCAACGTAACACTAATATAAGTCAAGGTGAGGATAAAAACCGTTCTCAGTTTACTCCAGTTCCTTATGATATTAATATAACGTTAAGTGGGATGTTTGATAATAACGAAGATGCTGTTCAAGTAGTTGAGCAAATCCTACCGTTCTTCAGACCAGAATGGACTAACTCAGTCAAACTTGTTCCTGAGATGAATGAGTATTATGATATTCCTACCGTATTAACTGGTATGAGTATTGAAGATACATACGAAGCAGACTTCCAATCTAGACGTGCTATCATCTACACCTTCACATTTACGGTTAAAGGTTATATCTTTGGACCAGTAAGTAATAAGGGTATTATTAAAAGGACTATCCTTGATTTTGTTGCTTCTTCAAATACTACATTCGTTAAGACTGAAGGACCACAATCTAAGATACACCTAACTCCTGGACTATTAGCAAATGGAAGTCCTACTTCTAATTCAAGTGCTAGTATAGCAATTGGAAATATCACATCAAATACTAACTATGGATATGCATTCGACCATTGGAATTACTTCGATGGTGTTGATAGACACAATCACGATTAAACTATGAGAATATATTATGACGGCAAACTTAACAAAAAACCTTAACGACATACTAGACGTTGAGGCAGATCTAATCGAAACAGAAGTAACTGGCATATCTACAGCAGTTATTCATAGTGATAACAAACAAGAAGATATCAACGACGACTATGAGTTTGCTAGGGAAAACCTTTATAGTGTAATCGAAAAAGGAACTGAAGCACTAGACTCACTACTAGAACTAGCAAAGGTATCTGAACACCCACGTGCTTTTGAAGTAGTTGCTACGTTATCAAAAACCTTAATGGATGCGAACAAAGATTTACTATCTATTCAAAAGAAAGTGAAAGAGTTACAACGTGAGGAAGAAGATTCTGGTAGCACTAATGTAGCACAGAACGTAACGAATGCATTATTCGTTGGTAGTACTGCTGAATTACAAAAAATGCTTAAAGGTTGACATTTGAATCGTTATAGAGTATAATAAGTAATAATGACTTAATTTTTGAATAGAGGATATATTATGGATGAAGATAATTGGCAGAAGGTAGGATTTACTTGTAGTTCGTTTGACTTATTGCATGCAGGGCATATTGCTATGCTTAAAGAGTGTAGTGAGAATTGTGATAAGTTAATCGTTGGTCTGAACGTTAATCCTCATAAGAATGGCAGATATCCAGTACAATCTGTAGTTGAACGTTATGCACAATTGTCAGCAGTTAAGTATGTTGATGAGATTATCCCATATAATAATGAAAAGGAATTAGTTGATTTACTTCAACTATATCAGATTGACGTAAGATTTGTTGGTTCAGATTATAGGGATAGACATTTCACTGGTGATGACTTGCCGATTGATACTTATTATAATAGACGTGACCATAACTTCTCATCATCTGGTTTGAAGAAACAAGTATGTGAAAATCAAGCAACTAGAATGTTAGATGGTGATGTAGTAAAGGATAATGATACTTATACTATTGTGGATAATACAGATTTAGAACAATTAACTGTATCAACCACAACCCTTAAACCAAGTCAAGAAACATCTGGACACAGTCACGAAGGTATTGAAGAAGTTTATACCTTCTTATCTGGTCAAGGTTCTATGATTATTGGTGATACGGAACATTTCGTCGAAGCAGGTCAAGCATTTATTATTCCGGATGGGGCATATCATAAAGTTTATAACAAGTCTGATGATGAAGACTTAATGTTTATTTGTGTATTCAATCAAAGACGTAACCACTAAGGTATTATTATTAACATCCATTCTATTTTTGAGTGGATGTTCAACTTTTGACATAATAACATCATCACTAAAGGTAATAGACATTGTCGTTGATAAACCAACCGCAATAGTCAAACCTCCAATAAAGAAAGTTAAACAACCTAAGAATTGGAACCCACCTAAAGTAACTCCAGTTGTAATCCCTGAAGAAACTAAACCAACACCTACTAAGGAAGAACGAAACTTTCCTTGGTGGGCACTCATACTAGCAATCGTCTCTGGAACGTCTTATCTTATAAATATTAGAAAACGATAATAATAAAGGTGATTATATGATTCCAGTAGAACTAATAACAATGGCAGGTGGTGCTGCAATGGGTGGTTTATTTAAGTTTATGGATGCTGCTCAAAAAGCAAAACGTGAGCAACAGAAACTTCTAATTGAAAAGATTAATGCTGAGCAAGAAGTAAAATCAAAGGATAGAAAATCTGCGACCGAGTCTGCCGATGCTGCAGCAAAACGTACAAGTGATCCATTCTCAAAACTAACAAGACGTATCTTTGTACTAACAATGTTATTCTTAGGTGGTTGGGCAATGATGGGTGCTTTGACTGGACTAGATATTGTTGTACCAGTTACACAAGAACAAGGATTTAATTTCCTTGGGTTGTGGGATAATAAACGTATGGTGACTGAATTCTTTAGATTTGAAAATGCTATTGTACACTTTGAATGGTTGAAGATTTCAATTCTTGCTGCAGGAAGTTTCTATTTAGGAAAATCTTAACTGAATTGAACTTATATTATGGGACAACACTATCTAGGTAACGCAAACCTAAAAGGAAAGGGTCAAAAATTTAACTGGACTAAGAAACGGTTAAAAGAGTACATGAAGTGCTCTGAGGATCCTATATACTTTGCTGAAGAATACATTAGGATCGTACATGTCGATCATGGGTTAATCCCCATTAAAATGTATGAGTACCAGAAAGAGATAACTGACCTCATCACAAAGAACCGTAGAGTTACAGTTGTCACATCAAGACAGGCTGGTAAAACTACAGTCGCTGCTGCAGTTATTTTACACTACGTTCTATTCAACGAACATAAACTTGTAGCATTACTTGCTAATAAAGGTGATAGTGCTAGGGAAATCTTAGACAGAATTAAGATTGCTTATGAAGCATTACCTAAATGGTTACAGCAAGGTGTGATAGAATGGAACAAAGGTTCTGTTGAATTTGAAAATGGTTCAAAGATTGTTGCTGCTGCAACATCATCAAGTGCTATTCGTGGTAAGTCAGTATCATTCCTATACATTGACGAAACAGCATTCGTAGAGAACTGGGACGAATTCTTTTCTGCTGTTATGCCTACAATTTCTTCTGGTAAAACTACTAAGATATTATTAACATCCACACCAAACGGATTAAACCACTTCTATAAAACTTGTAATGGTGCTAAGGAAGGAACTAACGGTTATAAGTATGTAGAGGTTCCTTGGGAAAAAGTTCCAGGCAGGGATGATGAGTGGAAGCAGGAAACACTTGCTGCGATGGATTTTGATACACAGAAATTCTCTCAAGAATATGCATGCCAATTCCTTGGTAGTTCTAATACGTTAATCGATGGTGGAAAACTAAAAACACTTGTGTCACTGACACCTATTAAAGAAGGACAAGGCATTTCGATGTATGTTGAACCTGAGAAAGACCATACATATGCTTGTGTCGTGGATGTGTCAAGAGGAAAAGGTTTAGATTACTCAGCATTCCAAATTATTGATGTATCTGAAATGCCATATAAACAAGTATGTGTGTTCAGGGATAACTTTATCACACCAGTAGAGTATGCTGAAATCATATATAGAACTGCTACTTTATATAATGAATCAACTTGTCTTATCGAGATTAATGACATTGGCGAGCAAGTATCCGAATTGTTACATTACGAATTTGAATATGAGAATATCCTATTCACTGAAAGTGCTGGACGTGCAGGAAGAAGAATTTCTGGTGGATTCAGTAAAGGTGTTGATAAAGGTATTAGAACAACTAAGACAGTTAAGAGTATTGGTTGTTCAATATTAAAGTTATTGATTGAGCAAGATCAATTAATAATTAATGACCACAATACAATTCAAGAGATATCCAGATTCTCAAGAAAGGGTAGTTCGTATGAAGCAGAGTCTGGATCTCATGATGACTTAGTTATGTGTCTTGTATTATTTGCTTGGTTAAGCAATCAAACATACTTTAAAGACATAACAGACATTCAAACCCTTTCAAAATTAAGGGAGAGAAGTGAAGAAGAATTAATGAATGATTTACTCCCATTTGGAATATGCGACGATGGAATTGGTGAAATGGAAGAAATTGAAGTTTCTTCCCATTCTGACTGGTTAATTGATAAAGAAGATAGATTTGACTCGGGATGGTAAATACTAATAAATTATAAATAAAAGCATAGAAACGAATTAAATTAAAAGAAACACAGGAGAAACCATATGCCTTTCCAAGTAAGTCCAGGTGTTAATGTAAGCGAAATCGATCTCACAACAGTTGTTCCAGCAGTAAGTACCACAGAGGGTGCAATTGCAGGTCACTTCCGTTGGGGTCCAGTTAATACACGTGTATTAATTGATTCTGAAGATAGATTAGTAAATGTTTTCAATAAACCAAACGCAAATACTGCTGATGATTTTTTCACTGCAGCCAACTTTCTTTCATACGGTAATGCATTATACACGGTTCGTGTAGTTAATGGTGCAAACAATGCTACATCTGGTGCTACTGGCACTTATGTTGAGAGTGAAGAATACTATAATGAAACATATGCTAATATCTCTGGTCATGGAGACTGGGTTGCTAAGTATCCTGGTGAATTAGGAAACTCATTAAAAATATCTGCATGTCAAAACTCTGCAGCATGGGAATCTACTGTTGCTACAAGTTACTATGCTACAAGAAACAGTAAAACTGTTACCCTTGCTGGTAGTGGTATTGGTGTTTCAAATACTGAAACTGCTTTTGTAGTTGGTGATATTCTTTTACTTGGTCCTGATAAAGAGCAACGTAAAATTAAAACAGTGTCAGGTAACACAGTTACATTGACTTCAAACTATACTGGTAACACTGTATCAAATTATACTCCAGATATTACTCGTCGTTGGGAATATTTCAATAACTTCTCAACTGCTCCTACAACAACTTCATTTGCTAATACAGCAAATGCTCAAGGTGATTCTTTACATATTGCTGTTGTTGATGAAGACGGTTCTTTTACTGGAACTTCTGCAAGTGTATTAGAAACATATGAAAACGTTTCAATGGCATCTGATGCTAAGACAGACCAAGGTGCTGGTAACTACTATAAAGATAAGATTAACCAAGGTTCTTCTCATATTTGGTTTGGTGGTCATAACGCAAGTGCAACAAATGCTGGTAAGAAAGCATCTGGTGTGACTTTTGGCGGTAATGCTTTACCAGTAACTGCAAGTATGACTAACGGTAAAGATGGTGATAAACCTTCTTCTGCTCAAAAGATTACTGGTTACGATAAGTTTAAGTCTGCTGAAGATGTAGATGTTTCATTACTTCTTGGTGGTGCTGCTGATTCTACATTAGCAATTCACTTGATTACAAATATTGCTGACACCCGTAAGGATTGTATTGCAACGATATCACCAGAACGTTCTGATGTTGTTAATAATAACGGTTATGATGGTAAGGAAAGAGATGATGTAATTGCATATAGAGATTTGTTACCTAATTCTTCTTACGCAGTAATGGACTCAGGTTGGAAATATCAATATGATAAGTACAACGATGTTTACCGTTATGTTCCATTAAACGGTGATACTGCTGGTCTTATGGTTCAAACCGATTCAACTCGTGACCCATGGTATTCACCTGCTGGTTTTAATCGTGGTAATGTTAAAAACAATATCCGTCTAGCATGGAATCCAAGCAAACAAGATAGAGAACAATTATACAAGAAAGGTGTCAACCCAGTAGTTACTTTCCCAGGACAGGGAACTGTACTATTCGGTGACAAGACAATGTTAGATAAACCTTCGGCATTTGATAGAATCAATGTTCGTAGGTTGTTTATTGTACTAGAGAAAGCAATTAGCACTGCATCTAAGTTTACGTTATTTGAATTTAATGATGACTTTACTCGTGCTCAATTCCGAAATCTAGTTGAACCGTTCTTAAGAGATGTTCAAGGTAGACGTGGTATCACAGACTTTAGAGTAGTGTGTGACGGTTCGAATAATACTAGTGGAATCGTTGAAAGAAATGAGTTCGTTGGTGACATTTATGTTAAACCTTCTCGTTCTATTAACTATATTCAGTTAAACTTTGTTGCTGTTAGAAGTGGTGTAGAGTTCTCTGAGATTGTTGGACGTACCTAAATAGAATATAAAGGAGAAAAAAATGGCTTTTAATATAAATTCGTTCTCTGGTGCACTCAAAGATGGTGGAGCAAGAAATGCTCTATTTGAGGTTACCATTACGAACCCAATCGATGGGGCAGCTGATATTCAGGTTCCATTTATGTGTAAGTCAGCACAAATACCTGCCTCAACTTTAGGCACAATCGAAGTCCCGTACTTTGGTCGTCAAGTTAAGTTGGCTGGAAATAGAACTTATGCTGAATGGACACCAACTATTATAAATGATGAAGACTTTGCAATTAGAAATTCTTTAGAGAAATGGTCTAATGCAATTAATTCTTTCCAAGGCAACTTAAGAACTGCTGGCGGATCTGCTCCATCATTATATAAATCTAATGCTCAAGTGACACAATTCAGTAAAACTGGTGATGCTATTAGGACTTACAATTTCGTTGGTATTTACCCTTCTGAAGTTTCTACAATTGACCTGTCATGGGAAACTGAAGGAATTGAAGAGTACACAGTAACATTCCAGTATGATTATTGGGAAATTTCTGGTGGTTCAACTGGTGATGCTGGCGGTATCTAATACTGTTTAAAGTGATTCTGGGGTATATAAATATACTTATACCCTTTTTATTATAAGAGAGAAATAGATGGCAATAGACTTATTCGGTTATTCAATCGGCAAGAAGGTGGAAACCCCTCCTTCAATCCAATCATTCGCGCCACCCACCAACGATGATGCTGCAGTTGCAGTCACAGAGGGAGGTTTCTTTGGCACGTCTATTGATATGGAGCAATCCACTAAGACTGAGACAGTCCTTATTACAAAATACAGGGAGATGTCTCAGCAACCTGAGTGTCAACGTGCAATCGACGATGTTATTAATGAGGCAATTGTTAGTGATGAAGATGGTTCTCCAGTTGAAATCGTTCTAGATAACGTCGGCCAACCAGACGAAGTTAAGGATCGTGTTCGCGAAGAGTTTGAAGGAATCCTAAAACTTCTCCAATTCAACACCAAAGCATATGACATTTTTAATAAATGGTATGTTGATGGACGTTTGTATTATCATCTAATGATTGATACAAAGAAAACGAAAGAAGGTATTCAAGAGATTCGTTACATCGACCCACGTAGGATTAAAAAGGTTCGTGCTGAGAAACGTAAGAGAGAAGCACCACTAAATTCTAAAAACATCTTTGATAAGAAATATAATGAATACTTCATCTACTCACCTAAAGGTGTTAGAGCAGGTAATGAGGGTGTTAAAATTGCTACTGATTCAATTGCTTATTGTCATTCAGGTATATTGAATGGTGATAATTCTGCTGTATTGGGTCATCTACATAAGGCAATCAAACCATTAAACCAACTACGCATGCTGGAAGATGCAACGGTTATCTACCGTATTGCTCGTGCTCCAGAACGTAGAATCTTTTATATTGATGTTGGTAACTTGCCGAAGGGTAAAGCAGAACAATATCTAAGAGATATGATGGCGAAGCATAAGAATAAACTTGTGTATGATGCTAATACTGGTGAAGTGAAAGACGACCGTAAGTTTATGACTATGCTTGAGGACTATTGGTTACCACGTAGAGAGGGTGGTCGTGGTACTGAGATTACTACACTTCCTTCTGGCCAAAACCTTGGTGAATTAGATGACGTATTATATTTCCGTAAGAAGTTATATGAATCATTAAACGTTCCATCAACTAGACTGGAATCAGAATCTCAGTTTAATATGGGTCGTGCTAACGAGATTACTAGAGATGAGTTGAAGTTTAGTAAGTTTATTAAACGTCTTAGAATTAAATTCTCTGAGTTATTTAATATCATCCTTGAGAAGCAATTACTACTTAAAGGTGTTATCACTAAAGCAGAATGGTTAGAAATGAAAGACCTAATCAACTATGATTTTATGGAAGATAACTACTTTGCCGAACTTAAAGAGGGTGAAGTTCTTAGAGAACGTCTGTCATTATTACGTGATGTTGATGAGTACACTGGTAAGTATTTCTCTACTGAATGGATTCGTACTTCAGTTCTTAAACAGAGTGAAGATGACGTTAAAGAAATAGATAAGCAAATCGAAACCGAGAAGGCAGAGATGGGTGATGAAGAGGACGATGAGGACTTCTAATTTTTATAAATATTCTAAAAGGAGAATACTATGAGTGAATACACAATGAATGATGCAATTGATATGGCAGGTAACGGTAACGTTGCTGAGTTTAAAAACGCAGTTGGTTCTCTATTAATGAACAAAATTAAAGATTCAGTAGAAATTCAAAAGCACGCAATTGCTGCAAGTTTCATGTCTGACACCGAGGAAGCAAAAGATGACAATCAAGACGTTTAAAAGTTTTTTCGCTGAGAATGATGCGAAAGATTATATCGCACCAAAAGACAGTGACGATGAAGTAAAGGATATCAAACCCCGTTCTAAAGGTGAGGTTGATTTTAAAGACTCACATAAGATGACTCACACAAAACACCCTGTTGCTGGCGACCATCAGTTTGACGGTTCTATCAAAGGTGTTAATGAAGAAGTTGAACTTGAAGAAGGAAATGCTTGGAATGATATGCAGGCAGTTGCTAAATCAAAAAAGTCAGGTAGGGTTAAGTTTGATAACGGTAAGCAAGAAAATGTTGATGCAGATACTGCTAAACAAATCGTTACAGTTTTAAATAAACTTAATCCTAATAATAAAAAGAAAGCAATCGAAACTTTAAGTAAAGATCCTGCGGGATTGATGAAGGTTTTAGATATCGTACATAAGGCATAAGAATATGAAACCATTAGCAAATACAGTAGCACTAGGATCGGCAACTAACGTATATAACGCAACTGCGGTATTTGTTGCTAACGATGCAACTGCAAGAACATTAACAATAGCAAATACTGCTACTGATACTGGCGACGGTAAAAATGGAAACTACGCAGGTGGTTCAGTTACTATCCGCATACCAATAAATGGTTCAGTAGTTATCCGCAAACGTCCTAACGATACAATCACTGCAGGTGCTGCTACAGTATATGCAACTAAAGTTGCGGAGTCAGGAGCATAAGAATGAGACTACTATCAGAAGTACATGAAGATATAAACTATATCACAGAAGCGACTGAAGATGGAAAGAAAAACTTTTTCATCGAAGGTATATTCATGCAAGGTAACTTCAAAAACCGTAATGGTAGAGTTTACCCAACTGAGATCTTAGAGAAAGAAGTTGCTCGTTACAATAAAGAATACGTACAAAAGAATCGTGCATATGGAGAACTTGGTCATCCTCAAGGTCCAACAATTAATCTAGAGAGAGTATCTCATATGATTACTAAGTTGGAAAAGGATGGAGATAACTTCGTAGGCAAAGCAAAGATTATGACTGAGACACCTTATGGTGCTATCGTTAAGTCATTGATAAAAGAGGGTGCTCAATTAGGTGTTTCGTCAAGAGGCATGGGAACACTTTCTGCAGGTAAGGGTGGTGCGCAACAAGTCGGTAAAGATTTCTACTTAGCAACTGCTGGTGATATCGTTGCTGACCCAAGTGCTCCACTTGCATTTGTTGAAGGTATCATGGAAGAAAGAGAATGGATCTTTGAAAATGGTATCTGGTCAGTACAGCAAGCAGAAGAAATGAAGAGTCAAATCGTCAAGATGTCTGTTAAAGAAATTGAGGATAAAAAGTTTAAGATCTTTGAAACTTTTTTGAATCACTTAAAAACATAAAGTATCAGTTATTATAAATAATTGTTAATATAAAAGAAACTTTTTAATAGGAGCATTCAAAAATGTCTGAAAAAGAATTAAACGAATTAGAGTTAGAGGAAGCTAAGGCATCATTTGGTGTGGATGCTGAAGTACCAGAACCTTCAACCAAAGAAATTACACCTCCAGGTGCTAAACCTGAAGATGAAGATAAGAAAGATAACCCAAAGCAAGGTTCATCTGTTAAGAAAACTAAGGTTGCTATGGTTACTGCCATGGTTGATGCTGTTAAAGGCATGAAGAAAGAAGACCTTGAGCATTCTTATAAAGATATCATGGCAGCATTACGAGTTGAAGGTTTTGAAAAAGACGATGAAGACGATGAAGATGCTGATGATAAAGATGACAAGAAAAAGAAAAAGTCTATCAAAGATATCAAGAAGATTGATACTGATGACGTAGATGTTGCTGAAGATATTAAAGCAATGTTTAACGGTGAAGACTTATCTGAAGATTTCGTTGCTAAAGCAACTACTATCTTTGAGTCGGCAATCGTATCTAAAGTAAATGACATTTTAGAGTCAGTTACTATTGACATGGAAGCAGAACTAGAAGTTGAGAAAACAGAAATTACTGAATCTCTAACTACTAAGTTAGATAACTATTTGGAATATGTTTCTGAAGAATGGATGAAGGAAAACGAACTTGCTGTTGAACAAGGCATCAAGAACGAAATTACTGAAAACTTTATGGCAGGTCTTAAAGACTTATTCACAGAAAACTATATTGACATCCCTGAAGATAAAGTCGACTTAGTTAATGAAATGGCTACTAAGTTAGAAGAACTTGAAACTTCACTTAATGAAGAAATGGAAAAGAACATTGAACTTAAGAAAGATATTGCTGAGTCTAATCAAGACAAGATTCTAGCAAATGTTTCTGAAGGTTTAACTGAATCACAAGCAATCAAACTGAAGTCACTCGCTGAGGGTGTGGATTTTGACTCTGCTGATTCGTATGTAGAAAAACTTGAAACACTAAAGGAAAACTACTTCCCTACGGGAGAAGCAATTACTGAAGACCTAGATGATGAACCTCTGGAAATTGATGATGATGTAAAATCTGTTGATCCAGAAATGTCTGCTTATATGAGTGCTATTACAAATAGTATCCGTTAAGTTAATTTTAAATAAAAGGAGAAACAAATGACTCAATCAAACGAATTGCTAAAAAAGTGGCAGCCAGTTTTAGAGCATCCTGAACTAGATTCAATTACGGATTCTCATAAAAAGGCAACTATTGCTACTCTTTTAGAAAATCAAGAAATCGCTGCCAGAGAGCAGTCTAATCAAGGTGGCATGTTTGCCCCTACTTTACTAGGTGAAGCATCACCTGCTAACGCTATGGGTGCTTCGTCATCTACTGCATCTGCAGGTAACGTAGATATCTTCGATCCTGTGTTAATCTCACTAGTTCGTCGTTCTATGCCTAACCTTATTGCATATGATATCGCTGGTGTTCAACCAATGACTGGTCCTACTGGACTTATCTTTGCTATGCGTTCACGTTACACTTCGCAAAGTGGTACTGAAGCAATGTTCAATGAAGCAAATACTTCATTCTCTGCATTAGCAGGTGCTAACACTGCGAACCAAGCTGGTGTTGCTAACGGTGCTGTAGGTACTGTTCAAGCAGGTACAGATCCTGCGGATCGTGCTTCAGGTTCTGGATACACAGTTCACACTGGTATGTCTACTGCGAATGCAGAAGCATTAGGTGACAGTGCTACTAACGCATTTAACGAAATGGCATTCTCAATCGAGAAAGTTGCAGTTACTGCAGTTACTCGTGCGTTGAAAGCAGAATACACTATGGAACTTGCTCAAGATCTTAAAGCAGTACATGGTTTAGATGCTGAGACTGAATTGTCTAACATCTTATCTGCTGAAATACTTTCAGAGATTAATCGTGAAGTTATCAGAACTATCAACTACTCTGCTGTAGCAGGTGCTCAAAAGAACACTACTACTGCTGGTACGTTTGACTTAGATACTGATTCAAACGGTAGATGGTCTGTAGAGAAGTTCAAAGGTCTTATGTTCCAAATCGAACGTGATGCTAATGAAATTGCTAAGGCAACTCGTCGTGGTAAAGGTAATATTATGATTACTTCATCTGATGTTGCTTCTGCACTTCAAATGGCTGGTGTATTAGATTATACTCCTGCGTTGAGCAACAACTTACAAGTTGATGATACTGGTAATACTTTTGCTGGTGTAATGAATGGTCGTATCAAAGTTTACATTGATCCGTACTTCTCAGATGCAACTAACAACTACTACACTATGGGTTACAAGGGTTCATCTGCATTCGATGCTGGTTTATTCTACTGTCCATATGTTCCATTACAAATGGTTCGTGCAGTTGGTGAGAATACGTTCCAACCTAAAATCGGTTTCAAAACTCGTTATGGCATGGTTTCAAACCCATTTGCTACGAGTGATGCGAACGGTGTTGCGGCACGTTTAGGTACTGGCGATGGTAACATCTACTACCGTCTAACTAAGATTACTAACTTAATGTAATCTCTAGTTAAACCTAGATAAAAACCCTGACTTCGGTTGGGGTTTTTTTTCGCATTTTTTTTTCAATAGTATAAATAGGTTTGTATTGTTGTGTAGCAATTCCAATATAGGAGAAAATATGGAATTGTCAAGTTTAGGCTATGGTCTAAATACGTTGTACTTCCTTGTCTCAGCAGTCTTAGTGATGTGGATGGCAGCAGGATTTACAATGTTAGAAGCAGGATCGGTTCGTTCGAAGAACGT